TTTGGCGTGCATCTCTGCAAACCCATCAATCCAATCATCTAAACAGATATAGCGTGCATAGGGTTCATCTTGACCTGGAACATACATCGGTAGTGCCATATCAGGAATATCCTCTGGTAACGCTGATAATTCGACTACATTAGGAATAACTGATCCCATCTCCTTTAATACTGGAGCTTTTGAGGTCTTGGGTTCAAAGTCCTCAACTTCTTCTGGCGAGTAGAATCCAGTAACACTCCCTGGGAAAACTGATCTAATACCTTCTGATATACAACGGCTTCTAAGCATCGCTCTAGGGAATTTTTGCCATCCGCTTCCAGGTTTGACAAGACCGATTTTGGTGGCTTGCTCGATAGTCCATGTAACCGCAAGGTCACCCCCGTTGGGATGTGAAAAAACTCCTGTAACTCGCTCATCTGTGTAATCCTTCCATTCGACTTTGCCACCTGCGTTTTGAAAGCGTGCCAGCATTGCATCTGCCTTGAGAGCTGGTCTGCCTTGAATAATGTGAAAATCCCTCGCTGCTGTTGCAGGGTGTAACCCTTCAGCTTGAGCGACTGCCATCAGTGCTAGGACTGAGTTTTTATCCTTCATGCCAAACAAACCACTAGCAGCAATTGCTGTAGCCATCTGCTCCATTTCAGAATATGCGACTAAATTACTCATGTTAATTTCTCCATAATAGTTAGGACTGTATCTATGACAGAACTGGCTGTCATTACCCAAACTGCTAGATCTAAGTTATTCATCTGATAATCCTTTTTTCTTCAAATTGCACATTAAAGTTATTTGAAAGGGATAAATTTCTATCTAACAAGGCTTTTTTAATCTCAAAAATAGATTTTCTTCCTAAGTTAACAACCCTCATTAAATTGGTTTCTGATAAATCGCATAATTGTCCAATCGTTTCAATTTCTTGATTTCTTAAACAGTTATATGACCTTACTGTTAAACCAAGCTCATCAATAGGTTCATTTAGCAATAGGCTTGATTCATTTGCTTTGTAAGAAAAAAGTTGATTGTATTTTTGCAATTCTTCCCAAGATTCAAGTTCAATAGTTACTTTCATTTGACTAAGAACCTCCGAGAACCTGGCTGCTCAATAACAAACTTCTCATAAATATCGGGCATAGCCTGTTTAAAAAGATCTGCTGAGAACCGTTTAGAGGACTTTGCAGCCTTCCAAGTCACTAGGGTGCTACCATCGTATGACCTGATCTCTGAGCTTTCCCCTAAAACATTCCTAATCATCACTTCAAGGGCTTCTTCACCTACTTCAAGGTTCTTGATCTGGTTCTTGATGTCCTTAAGTTGGGTGATCGCCATCTCAATCTGCTGCGTTGCTGTAATAACGCCATCATTTGAACTAGGGAACATAATCTTAGTTTGCTCAATAGTCTGAGCTGGTGGCAAAGTGTCAGCTTGGCAATAACCCCAAACCTCTGCCATCTTTTTAATAAGATCTTCCTTTTCACCCTCAGTAATATCAAATCCAAACATACAGAACTCTTGACCGCCAAATAAGACGGCAAGATATATTTTCTGTACGCCATGACAAGCAGCTTCATGAATGAGCTGTGCGTAGTCCGCATCAGGAATACGATTACTATCGAGATCAAACTTATTTCGATGGATTGCATTGTAGTTTTTCGCTTCTACAAGAGTGCTACCATCAGCACTAATAAAATCAAAATGGCTACGAAACCAATCATGCTTGGGGTGGGTGATTGCATAGTCTGCATCCTTTAATTCCATCTTTAATTTATCTTGTGCAAGTCTGCCGATCACTGGCTGCATGATGTGACCAAATTGCACTGCTTCAACCCCTGATAGGTCTGGGATCTCTTTCTTGCCTTGTTTTTCAAGGATGACATCAACCATCTTGCCATTAGCAACCTTACGGCTGTCACCTGACCAAATAGCTGAGCGCCTTACCTCTGGTGCAAAATCAGCTTGATCGTTCATTTACTCATCTCCAAAACAGTGATGAGAATGGTTCTAAATGAATCCAAATCACCCTCTAGGTTATCCACCTCGTTTTCAAACTCTTGGCATACTTTCTCCAATCGCTTGATCTCATCTGTGAGCTGCTGGATCATGTCATCTTGCTTACCAATCAGGTTCTTAAGACGATCAATTTCAGATACTTTCACTGGGAAAGTTGCTTTAGGTTTGTTTTTACTGCCTTTAGGTCTTGCCATGATTAACTCCTATAGTTAGGTTATTTGCCGAATGGGATAGTGCTTAAATCATCGAGATCGGCATCCTCGGTGATCGGTTCAAACCAATTAGCCACCTCGCCACAACCTGAAATAGGTAAGTTGCGTGAGTGTAGGGCTGTCCAGTTTTGTTTTTCCCCTGTAACCATATGGCGGGGAACTTCAGGAGCATGGCAATCCATGCCTGATAAGTGCTTGCAATCCTTGCAATACTTCATGATTAGATCCTTTAATAAATAGTTAGGTGTTTACTACAATTATGACTTTACTACATTATTTGCATTATGTGCAAACTTAATTTTTTGGATCTGTAGTATTTCCGCAAAACTCATCCCTTGTAACAATGACTGCTGGTTTTGATTCTTGGGTGATAACAACATCACCATTGGCGTTGATGTAATACGCATCCCCTTGCTCCTTTGCTTTGATTAAATTGCGTTGTTGCCACTTGGAATTGGCTTCCATCCACTTTGCTGCATCATCATCTGCTTTACTCATAGTTATTTATCCTTTCTCCAATCCACTTCATTACAGGAACAGCCATTGAATTACCTAAAGCCTTGTATCTTGGACCATCTGGGGTTTGTTTTCCGTTAGGCATGATGTCGGTATAACCATCAGGAAAACCTTGTAAACGCTCACATTCCGTAGGGGTAAGCCGTCTGACCGCCATGCTTGATTGGTAAACCGCATTGATTTGCTGAGTAACCTCACTAGATTGAGGACTTCTACTTGAATTATTTGTAGTTAAAGTAGGAGCAACAACCCCTTGTAGCCCTGTGGCATCAAGCGTGTAGCTTGCACCTTCTGACCAACCCTTGCCATTTTGGGCTTTATCTCTGCCAGAAGTGTCTTGCAAGCTAATGACCGCTTGTAACTTGTTTTTATCAGGCATCCTTTGCTCATTTGATGTGCAAGTCAGCGTGTCTGCTACTTGTGATCCATTCCAAAAGGTTGGGATAAACCATTCATCTTCGCAGTTGAACCCGACACGACTTGTTCCAGTGCCACTTGCAGAGAGTGTGGGAGTGACTTCCCCCTTTTTTCTGCCCTTCTTAATATCCCTAAACAAGCTCTCTCGCTCAAAAAGAACCTTGGCGGAATGTTCCCAACCTCTAGAACATCCAACAACATACACTCTCCGCCTTCGCTGTGGTACTCCAAAATATTGAGCGTCAAGCACTCGGTAGGCGAACCCATACCCGCATTGGACCACCGCTGAGAGGAAGGCTGAAAAGTCTGCTCCTTTATTGGAACTGAGGACACCTGGCACATTTTCCCAAACGAACCATTTGGGTTTAAAGTGGTCAAGAAGTCCAACATAGGTGAGAGCGAGGTTTCCTCTAGGATCGGCAATTCCTTGCCTAAGTCCTGCGACTGAGAAGGCTTGGCAAGGTGTTCCTCCGACCAAAAGGTTAACTGGTTCATGGATACTCCATTCTTTATATTTAGTCATATCCCCAAAATTTGGGGTGTTTGGATAATGATGTTTAAGCACCTGTGATGGAAACTTCTCAATTTCTGAAAAACCAAGGGGTTTCCAACCCATGTGATGCCAAGCAACTGTAGCTGCTTCGATACCGCTACACACGCTAAGATAATTTATTGCACTCATTTTTAAATTGTGGTTTAATCCGATTAAGTTTGTTTTAGTGGTGGTTTTGTGGTCAGTTGTGAGAATGGGTATCCACAACATATTGTCCTCGCTACCAAAATCACCTCTAAAGCAAATTGAACGGGAGCATTACCCACTCCCCCCGCATGGTGTAGCGCCAAAGGGGATAAACGAGATTGGCTAGTATCTGGAGGACCGTCACTGGAAAGCACCTCTTTAGTTAAGCAATCAAGCGATAAACGATAGCTACCTCTTTTTTGAGTTATCCGCCTAAAGCGGGTTTGGTGCTTAGCAATTCGAAAACTCGATGGGGTTCTCATGGGGTTCTCACAATACTAAGAGCAAACCAACCAACAAAACCAACCCAAAAACTGAGAGAGTATCTAGCACCTGATCCATGCGTATATGCGTGCGTAGGTACGCCCATGCGCTCATGCGTAGGGGTGTTTTCTTAATGAATAGATGGCGTTGAATGGTAAAAATATCTTTATTTCTCATAATATTCTTTCAAATTAGTTAAAACGATTAAAAAGCGATTTAAAGCAATAAAGAAAGAAAGTTGATGTAACCCTTCAACCTTTATGCAAAATAGTCTTAAACAGCCGTTTTATTAGCTTCTAGCTCCTTCACAAAGTGTTCACAACACTGCTTAGCTAAAATCTCAGCTTTAAAAAGCTGAATTTTTCCCATGTCGTATTGTTCAAATATGTCATTGATTGACTGGAAAAGATCTTCTAATTGGTAATCTCTAGACATACAAACTCCCCTTTTTTACGGTTGATTTCCAAGCATTAAACGACAGAGCTGCGACACCCTGTTTAGCACACCAATAGGCATAAGCCCTGTATTTTGTGTCTAAGCTCATTGTGGATCTTCCTTTTTCTCTACATAAGAATCATTGGTTTCTAAACCCGCCAATCTCCTAAAAATCATGGCGTTGACACAATCTAAGCCCATATAACAAAGGTTGTTGATTTCGCCTACAAGATCCTCCATTGTCTGAGGATCGGTAGGATATCCCTTTGTAAATTCAAGGTGAGATTGCAAGGCATCTTCTGGGATGTCAATTACTAGTTTGAATTTCATAATTAGGCTTCCTCTTGATTGATATAGTCATAATCGAGTTCATCACACCATTGGATCAAGTAATCCAAGCCCATGCCTTCAGTAACTTCGATTTCTTCCTCATCACCATTGTCAGGATTTGACCAAGAAGCATAAATTCTGTCTGATCCCAAACCAATGTAAAGCGTAAAAGGATAGTCCTCTAGCCATAAGTAAACATTACCGCTAGTAGTGTTTTCATCAGCTACGCCAAAGCCTGACAAATCCATACCTAGAACAGATGCTTGAGTGATAAGCAACCCAATCTTGCGAGTTGCATTACTGCATAAGTTTGATTTGATTTCCATAATTTAATTCCTTTTTAGTTAGGTTAAGGTTTACTGCTTACTGCATAGCTATGATGCTAACACATCTAACGGAACTAATGTCAATAATGTTTACATCTTTTTAAAATATATTTTTATCGGTGTTGTTTTTATGCTCAAGTGCCTAGAGCTTGCTTACCTGGAGCAACTACCGCAGCGAGTTGCATAGCTATCTTCTATTGTCTATATAGTCTATAATTTCTATATAGATATCATTTCTATATAGCTATCATCTATCGTATAAGTTAGTTTATATAGGTGTGTAGTAGATAGACTTATAGATAGTCAGGTAGGGCGAGAGAATGTTTCATAGACTAGCTACTCACCGCCCTCTTTCGTTTTTAATTTGGTCGCCCTGTGATGACTTGCTCAGTTGCTCAGTCATGATTGCATAGTTTGGAATGGAATTGGCGCACCATGCAAGATTCAATCTAAGCTATGCAAGAACAGACCAAGTGAATGGGTTTGGGTTCGGTTGGGTGCGTACCCCATTCGCATCTTCCCCCAAAAAAAATTACAGTTTTTCTAGGACTGTCGTGTTCTTCGATAGGTAAGGTTTAGCTGCGG